GAATCTGGACAGAAATAAAATAATTAATTAATAATTATTTTTTGTTGAGATATAATATATCCAACAACCACCAAAAAAGAAAATGGCTTTTCGCCGAAAGACTCGCCGCACTAAACGTGCCCCCCGCAAGCCCCGCGTTCGTCGCGTCCGTCGCGCTCGCGTCGGTAGACACATGACCGCTGTATTCCCCAAGACGATGCGAACTAAACTAACCTATGCCGAGAACATATCTATCACATCCTCGCTCGGAGCTCCCTATAACTACCTGTTCTCAGTCAATGGATGTTATGATCCCAATATCACAGGCACAGGCACGCAACCCCGGTATTTCGATACCTTATGCGGCGCTACTAACACTGCTGCCCCGTATTACAACTACAGAGTGTTCGGCTCGAAGATTACAATTGAAGCTATAGCCACTGGTGGCGACGCTACTACTTGCCGTGGGTTTATGGGCATTGGCCTATACAACACCACTACCTCCGGCCCATCCTCGTTATTTGAGATGCGTGCCCGTAAGGACTATAAAACTAAGTTTATAGGTTACTGGTCAGGAGGTCACGATATGTGTAAGATAACTCGCAATTGTAAATCTGTCGCGCCTCTCTTCGGCATCAAGGACATTAAGGACGATCTTAACCTCGCCGGTGATTATTCATACAATCCCGCAACCGAGGCTCGATGGGCTATTACATATATCCCGTTCGATGAAACTACCTCGCGTTCCGTTCAGGTCCTTGTCAAGATAGTCTATGACGTCGAGTTCTTCAACCGCAATGATGTGTTGAACTCCTAATATATCACGCCCATTTCTTTTTTTGCCCACTCCTCCTATCGCCCCCCGAGCACCGTCCCGGCCCACCCGCGAGCGCAGCGACGCGCGTGCGGCCGGCCCGGCGGGGCGATACGGCGGCGGGGGCGCGCGAACGCAGTGAGCGCTTCACAGGCGTAAGCCATTAGTAATTTTACACACGCTCACGGTAAAAAAATATAAACAGTCCAAAAGTTACACTATTACCTTTTGGACTTCTGGACAGATTTCGGGAGGACCAAGCAAATGCGTGATTCTGCGCTTAATTTGCTGTAAATCTTCACCCACGCACTTGAAGATTTGGTCCGGAGGTTCGGGGGCAGTGAAAAACACGTATTTTGCCGCCCAAGGACAGCTAGAACCTTTGACCTCTACGGTGCACGGGTAACGGTCCGTAATTTTCAGGATCGTATTAAACTCCAACGCTCCGTGCCTAAAATCGTCAAATATTGCGATTGATGCCCCGTCATACCCGTCAAAGAATCTACCCCCAGGATGCGACCAAAAATCACCCCCTTTCTCCTGGATGATTTCCCACATACGTTTCGTTTTTCCGCAACCTGAAGGACCCCACAGCCAAAAAACCTGCCGTTCTATGAATTGAGGTGTTACGCAGTATTTTTTGATTTTCTCAGCGAACTGCAGCTGTGAGTAGTTCTTAACGTCTTCGTTCATTATAAGGTCCTTCATGCCCGAACCTGCTAATATTTTGCGGCGTATCTCAGAAAGATCCATCCGGGAACCCTGGCCGACTGTGGGCTCCCCTGCACGAAAAAATCCCCCCCTTTTGAGCAGTAGTTGATGTTCTCCTCAGCCGTTCCACGCGCTATTATTAGGTGAACAGTCTGCAAACCCAGCATCTTTTTAGTCGCGCTAAGGGTTTTGCCTCTATCAGCCAACTCGAGGTATCCCTGCAAATGAGGGGTCCCTGTCGTAGGTGCACGTTCACGTCCGTAAATGACGAATGGAATGTCTTTTGATTGGATCTTGGCCTCATCTTCAGCCGTATAATTGTTAAGTGTAAAACACCAGCGTCTGCTACGATCTCCCATGAAGATCAGAGTGTTTTTGTATATATACTAAGAAACAGAATCTGGACAGAAATAAAATAATTAATTAATAATTATTTTTTGTTGAGATATAATATATCCAACAACCACCAAAAAAGAAAATGGCTTTTCGCCGAAAGACTCGCCGCACTAAACGTGCC